GCGGAAGCCGACGTTGTCGTTGCGGTTGTCGGGCCAGTCGTTGTTGAGATTGAACACGCCGGCATTCGACTCGGAGTACCAGTAGCCGCCCCGGATGAGCGCATTGCCGGACCTTCCAGAACATCCCGTTCGTCGCTCATGGCGCGCTCCGGTGCGAGCGGATCAGCCCGCCGACAAGGCGGCCAAGCTCGACGGCTGAGTGGACTCGGTCTTCGATATTGAACTTGAGTCCGCTAAGCGATGAAGCCTGGGTGAGGTAGTGCTTGAGGCAGTCGACGTCGGCTGAGAGGTCGCGCAGCAGCGCCGGCTTGTTCTCTTCGAGGCCATAGGCCATCACGCCGCGCAGGATGCGCGTGCTGCACGCGCGTAGGGTGTCACCATAGGTGGAGCGCAGGTCGCGTGGCATCTTGACGATGTCGTGCAACAGGGCGGTGTCGAGATCCTGCGCCTGGCTTTTGAGTTTGAAGCCGGCGGTGTCCGGGTGCTTGAGCAGCTCGCCCGCGGCGGCCTTGTTGAGCTCGTTTCTCTGGCGCAGATCCTCGATCACCTGGGCGACGATGGTTTCGGAGACCGCGGCGAGCACGTCGGTATTGCCGGTGGGTTGGCTGGAGACATGCACCGTGCGGCCGGTGGCCTGGCTGCCGAGCGCGACGACATAGGGAATGCCGAAGTCGGCGACCACGGTCCAAAGCCGGCGTTTGAAATTTCCGAGCGGGAAGCCCACGCGCAGATGCGGTGCCGTGGCGGTACCGACCAGCTTAAGCTTGTAGTGCTTGAGCGTGGCCAGCGCGTAGGCGCTGCGGTCGTAGCCGTGCAGGAAGGTACCGGCCTGTACCAGCACCAGGTGGCCGGGATAAGCGGCATCGAGCTTGGCCGCGATCTCGGCGTTTGGGTCGGCCTCACCGAGGCCCAGCTCGATGCCGCGCCGGGTGGTGATGTCCAGCGCGGTTTGCTCGTCGGTGGTGGGTGCCTGGGATGTCATAAATTTATGTGCCCCGGTCACGGCTACGCCGCGACCCGAGACCAGGGATCAGAGACCGTTGGGGTCGGTGCAGCGGAAGCCGACGTTGCCGCTGCGGTAGCCGGGCCAGGCGCGGCCGAGACGGAACACGCCGGCATACGACTCGGAGCACCAGCAGCCGCCCCGGACGAGCGCACTGCCGGACCAATCCGCACCGGCGCTGGGCGTGTAGCCCTGGCCGCGATTTTCTTCGGGGAAAGGAATGACGATGCTTGGTGAATCCTCGGCGAATGGCTTGGCGATCAGGCCGCGCTCATCGCCCTGGATGTCATCGAAGACCCAGCTGTAAATGTTTCCGGCGAAGTGGTAGATGCGCTCGCCGTTGGAGAGTTGGTGCCAGGTGCGCTCGGTTTTGTCAGGCGATACGTAGTCACCGGCCTGGGCGTTTTTCACCTTGCCATTGCGCACGCCCTGGATGAGGTTGCCTTCGCCGACCTTGCCGCCGGTCCAGTTGATGTCCTGGCCGGCGATGTTCCAGGCGATGGCCAGTGCTTGGGTCTCGCGCAGCAGGTCGAGTCCGGCGCGCTGTGAAACCGCATGGGCTTGGTGGTAGCTGATGTCGTGCCAGGGCTTTTCGGTGGGTGTGCTGAGGGGGATGGCGTTGGGGCCCTTTGCCATCGGGTATTGGGCGACCCGGAATGCAGGCACGATCTGCCCGGTGGGCAGCGTGGTTTCCGGCACGGTGATATACGCGTTGCTGGCGAGCAGCTGTGCGGCCGCGGCCTGTTCGGCGTTGGAAAGCGGCGCCGGTTTGTCGCCGGCATTCCACTCCGCCATGGTCGGGTAGCGCTTCTTGACGTGGCGCCCCATGGCGTCCAGGTGGGAGGACTTGGGCACGAAGACCTCGGTGTCCTTGGTCAGGCCGGACTCCCAGTCGGCAGCGGGCCAGCCCTCCGGTGGTTGCCATTCATAGGCGTTGACCGTGTCGTCGGTGTTCTTGAGGCCGTGGAGTTCGCGGATCTCGGTATGACTGTCGGTCAGGCCGTTACCGTCGAGAATTTTCCCGGCGCGGGTGAGGATGAAGCTGTGGCGATTGCACATGATTTGATTTGCTCGCTTAGTTGGGAAGTTCGAAGCTGGCGGCGTGGATGACGCTGGGCGCGCGGCCATAGCCGTAGTTGGAGAACACGGTGCAATCGACCTTGCCGTTGTCGCCCAGGCGCGCGATCGCGGCCTCGTCGGCGCGCGTTGGCAGGCAGCTGGTGGCCACCCAGGCGCGGTACTCGTTGTAGGCGGTGAATGTGGTCTCGACCTTGTCGAGCAGGCCGATGACGAGGAAAAAAGCGAACACGGCACCAAAGCCGGAAAGAAAGTTTTTCAGCATGGGGAAACCTCCGAAGACGGATGGATAGGAGTGGAGTGATCGGCCCGGAAAAGGCGGTCCCATTCGCCGGCGGCGCGGGTGGCGGCCTGGGATTGGAAGATTTCTGCCAGGGCTAGCAGGGCGCACGCATGGCCGGGATCGGTGGGGCGCGGATGCCGATGCAGCGCCTGGGTGGCCAGGGCCATCGGTTGGCGCAGCGGGCTGCCATCAGCCATGATTTCGTCGGCCAGCTCGTCGAGTGTGTGCCGGCAGGTGAGCATGTGCTCGATGCGCGCCGAGATCCACGCCTCGCGCGATTCGCTGGTGGCGGGGGTCAGGCAACGCATTGCGGCACTTGTGCATCGATGGGCGCGGCCGGCTTGATGCGCACGGGCATCTGGCGCCAACCGGGCAGGATGATGGGCGACACCACGACGCGACGGCCATCGGTGATGAGATACATGTCGTTGGTGCGCGCGACCTGGTCGGCCTCGGCCAGGGTGATCGCATCAGGAAGAATGAAGGCGGCGAGCATGGTGGCGGCTACCGAAAGTTCGCGCACTTGGCGACGAAGTTGCGGATGCCCTCGGGCGATGAGCGCTTGCCGATCCGCGTATCGCCACCGTGGGGTAAGTGGCGATAGATCACGTAATCGATGCCGCCGGCCGTGGGGATTTCGACCAGGCGCAAGCCGTGCTCGCGGGCGATTTGCTTCGCTTCCTTAATGAGCTGCAGGGGGTTGCGGGTTGTCATGGCGACTCCTTGAAGAAGGTCACGGCTGCGCCGCGACCCGAGACCAGGGATCAGAGACCGTGGGGGTCGGTGCAGCGGAAGCCGACGAGGCCGAGGCGGTGGTCGGGCCAGTCGTAGTCGAGAATGAACACGCCGGCATTCGACACGGAGTACCAGTAGCCGCCCCGGATGAGCGCACGGCCGGACCAATCGCGCTCACCCTCTGGGCGCCAGCCCATGCCCTTTTCGAGCGAGGGAAAAGGTGCCTGTAGCGTCATCGATCTGGCATCGATGACGGTAGTCAGGCCGGCGGAATCACCCTGGATGTTGTCGAACACCCACTGAAAGACGTTGCCGTTGATATCGCAGATGCGCTCGCCGTTGGAGAGCGTGAGCCAGCGGCGCTCCTTTGGATCGGGCGACTCGAAGGTGCCGGGCTGGGCGCTGCTGACGGTGTCTTTGCGCAGGCCGCGGAACAGCTTGCCTTCGCCGACCTTGCCCTTCGTCCAGTTGCAGTCCTGCCGCGCGACATCCCAGGCGATGGCGAGCCACTGCAGCTCGGTGATCAGGGTATAGCCGGCGGCGATGCACGCGGCTTTGGCTTCCTCGAAGTTGATGCGCACCCAGGGTGCGCCTTCGGCGGTGACGGCGGCCTTGCCGTCGGCGCCTTGTGTGCAGACGTATGTACCGACACGGAAGGAGGGAACGATGGTGCCGTCAGGCAGGGTGACGGCGGGGACGGTGGTGAAGAGGTCGGTGGTGCGGGGTGTGGCGGGGACGGCGACTGCGGGTTCTGGTGCGTTCATGGTGGCTCCCGTGGTGAGTGACGACGGGACGGAGATTAGCCTTAGGCGAAACTCGTGTCAATAGCCAAAGGCGAAATTTAAAGGCGAAATAAAGCCCGCTCGATGGCGGGCTTGGTCAGGCGGATTTAATTTTTCGCTTCAAGCGATGGTCTATATATTTCTCTGGTTGCGCTTGACTATTTCTTCCGCTTCTTTTTGGCTAGCACTAAGACCCTCTTTCCCAATAATGAATAACGATGGGCTATCGATGCGGGCACTGTGTTTATGGAGTTTCATGATCGCGTCACCGTCTCTCCATGTGGCTTCGATTTGCTCGAAGCTGGCTCCATATCGGTTTTGAACTGTGCTTTTTATTATTTGCGGGCTTCCCCATTTTCCGCTTAGTGCGTCCAGTGCCTCATTGAAGTTAAAGTTGCTGATTAGGATTGATAGGAGTATGCGATCAGGCGACTGGTGTAACGCCATCTCGGCTTTTCCGCTAAGAAAAGAGATTTGCACAAACCATTTATCCCGGCCATTCTCGCACGCTGGGAAGAAGGTTCCTTGGCGGATTTCTAGCGACTTGATTCGTGCGCAGTCCGTCGGCTTGTCGACTTCAATCCCTTTGATGTCAAACGCCAGTGCCTTTAGTGATGTTATGGTTAAAAGCAGGGCAAAGGGATACGTGTGCCTTTTCACGGCACTTAGTTGGTTGCCAGTTGAATTACGTGGTTGGCGGCAATGTGCGCCGTTTCGGCGGGAATGGTTTCGGTACCATCTTCCTTGGCTTCCTGCTGTAGTTCGGCCAGTTCGCGGGCAATAGAGTCGT